GATCCCGTCGCTCAGGCCGATCAGGCCATCCGCAGTCAGCAGCGTGGCGTGGCCAGAGACCACTTCGGTCAGGCTCAGGCCGTTGGTCGAGCTGGGCAGCAAGCCCAGCGGCTTGTTGGCGCCATCGCCGGTCAGGAAGGCGTTGTCTTCATCGATCGCCAGCGTCTGCACGATCTGGTTGGTCACGATCCGCACCAGGTTGCCCGCATCTTCCACCAGGCTCTGCGACATCGGCACCTTGTAGGTGTAGATGTGCGCCACCACCGGCTCCAGGCCCAGCGTGGCGTTCTTCTCGCTGGGAGTCTGCGTCTCGCTGCCCCAGGCCCCGCGCAGCGCGCCAGGATACTGGCTATCGCCGCCCGTCATCACAGGCACGTCGACCGAGTTGCCGTTGACCAGCTCGACCACCTCAGCCCCACCGCCGCGCACCACGGTCATGCCCGGCAGACGGCTCACGATGTCGGCCTGCACGTTGGGCGGAACCGCATAGCCGCCCAGCGACCCTTGCGCTTCGACCATCGTGGTCTTGATGGTGGCCACGTCGTAGCCGTCCTCGACCATCTGCCGGATCTGGTTCGCCGGGAAAATCTGCTTGTTCAGCAGAGTCACGTCGCTGCGATCCAGCGCGCGGTCGCCGCCGCGCAGGTACTTGGCGAAGGCCGCGTTCTGCTCAAAAATGGTCTGCCGATAGTTCGGCCCCACCAGGTCCTCGAAGATCGCCTTCGTCGATGCGTCTTCCTCGCCGTACTTGATGTGGTACAGCGCGTTGAGCATCTTGTTGGCCGTGCCATCCGGCGCGGGCGGCTGAGGAGCCTCGCCCGGGCCCGGCATCGGCGGCCGCATTGGCTGGACCTTGGCCTTCAGGCCGTCCAGCGTTTCGAGTTCATCCAGCGCAGCCTTCAGCGTCTCCGCCTCGGCCCGCAGCGTCTTGCCGCTCTCCAGGTCGCCAGCTTCCAGCGCCCTCTGCGCCTCGGCGATCTTGGTTGCGAACTGTTCTCTCAGGTTCATCGTCTTCAACCTCCAGCCAGTTTCAGGAGCGCCACGCGCTCAGTCTCGATCAGAATGTTTTTGACCAGCGGCTGGTCGTCGTCCGCAGGCTGGCCGTCCTCGGGCCCTTGTGCCGCGTCCGCGCCCTCGATGGTCTTATCGTCACGCCCCGTCGCCGGAGCCGTTGACTTCGTATCATCCGCCTCGTCTGCCTCGTCCGAGCTGTCTGCCCCGTCCGAAGCCTCTTCGTAGTTGGCCCAGCGCACCAGGTCAGCGATGGTTTCCTGCGCCTCAGCCAGCCGCTTCAGTTGCCGCGCCGACAGCCGCCGGCCTGCTTTTGCTGGGTTGCCATAGGGCTGCGGATAAGGGGAGTCTCGATCCGCTTCGTCCCACGGTCCGCGCCGGTAAAGCGCAATCAGATCGGTGGCTTGTAGTTCCGTGTGGAACCTATCCAATGCGCTGCCAAGGGCACCGCTTAGGGCGATTCGCTCGTCACGCGTCAAACGCCCATCGGCGAACAGATCATCCATCATCAAGGTAAAGTTGGAGTGCAGACGACTCTCGATCCAATCACCCATATTCGCTGCCTTCTGGTTGTCCTGCGCCGTCTCCAGTCCCAGCGCCGTTGCAGCATTCATGCCTAGTTCATCAAACCAGGATTTCACCATTGCCACAGGCCGCTCAACCATACGCGGCTCAGCCGGTCTCGTCGTCAAGCTCAGCTCTGCAATCGCCCAGCGCTCGATCTGGCCGGTCTTGCGATCCACCCGCCGCGCGGCCGACAGCGTGCCGCTGGAGGTCCCCAGCGCACCCTGCCTGATCAGACTATCGATAGCGTCCCGGTACTGCGCAGCCATGCTCAACTGCGCCTCATACCACAGGCCGATCTCGTCCTTGGTCAGCACGTCCACCGGGCCAACCACAGACGCCTTCAGCGCACCGTCGGCCGCGTGCTGGTACAGCAGCGGCAGCTTGCCCATCGCCTTGAACAGTGTCTCGAGGTCTTCCGTTTCAGGCGTGAAGAACTCGCCGGTCAGGTCGCGCTTGGTGGCATCGCCCCACAGCACCGCATAGCCGCCCACGCGGTTGCCGCCCAATCGTTTGACCATCTGCCAGTCGCTCATCGTCTCATCACCTCGTATCACGCCGCGCCCGCCGCGCCTTCCAACTGCTCGGCGATGCGCGCGGCCGCGTCCTCAAACTCTGCTTCGATGTCGGCCTTGTGGCTCAGCACGCTCTCCTCAAGCCGCCACCAGCGGCCCCGGTGCGCCTTCGCCTGACTCTGGCCAATCACATAGCCGGCATAGACCACATTCGTGCCGACCACGCCCTCGATAGCGTTGTTGCCAGCCTCGCGCATTTCGCTGACCGCACCAGGTGCCCGGCCAATCAGCGCCGTCAGGCTGCGTTCCAGATAATGCGTCCGTACATAGGTCGATCCATCCGGCTTTGGAGGGTAAGGCGGCATCCGGCCCAGCTCGCCAAGCACCGAGCGCAGCATGGACCGCTTCAGTTCCTTCTGAATGATCGGGTTGGCCTGGCCGAACCGCTGTTGCAGTTCGTCCAGCCCTTCGATGGTGATGGCCAGCTCCATCAGGCGCCGACCTCCACCGGCCCGGGGCCGCGTTGCCGGGAACCTGGCTTGCTCAGCACCGGCACCTCTGAACAGCGACAGCGCACGTGCGCCGGCATCAAGTAAAGCTGTCCGTCTTCGGGATGCAAATACCCAGGCGAATTAAGAGATCGCTGTTGGCCTTCCAATGGGCCGCAGATCTCACAGTTGTGAACAAGGATGCCGTTAGCGTAGTACTCTGCCACGTCCTCAACCTGAAGGTTATAGACAGTAATTGCAATGCCGCACAGCTTATGATACAATGTGAGCAGATCAGTCAGGATATGTGCTACATGTCGAACAAACACGAAACCAAAGTTTGCCAGCATTGCGGCAAGACTTACACGAGCCAAAGCAAAGACAGTCGCTTCTGTTCTAGATTTTGCTACCACGCTTCTACGCTGAGCGGTTCCGAGATAGCTTGCCCCGTCTGCGGTACGCTGACCTATTTCAGCGCTTCGCAAATCGCAGAGGGACGCCGTTTCTGTAGCCGTCGCTGTCATGACATTGTCAACAGTGGCGAATTGGTTAGTAAGGTTTGCCCAGTCTGTGGTAAGACCTTCACCGTCTATGCTGCTATCGCTGACCGCTATACTGTTTGCAGCAGAGAGTGCCGTACTGCCACCACCAAATACGTTACCTGCGAACGGTGTGGCAAAACATTCACGGCCGAAAAGCGGCTTAATCGACAATACTGCTCTGAGGAATGCCGCCGCCCGCCGCATCATGTTGAATGTCGGGTTTGTGGCAAGATGTTGCGTGTTGTTCCTAGCGATGCCGACCGCCAATTTTGTTCGTTCGCCTGCTATCGAAGATCCAACGGCGAAACACTGTTGGAAAAGACGATTCGCCTGGCGTTGACCGACCTGGGTGTCAAATTCATTCAAGAGGCTCGCATGGGTCGTTACTCGATTGACTTTTTGCTGCCAGACCAACGCATCGCCATGGAGGTTGACGGCACCTATTGGCACCAAGACGCGAAGCGAGATGAGCGAAAGAACCATTTCCTGCAAGCGCGCAACTGGATTGTCTGCCGCGTTGCCGAGGAAGAAGTCAAGAATACCGAGCACCTTGACAGGCTGCTGGTTGAACGTTTCGAGCGTGTGGCCCAAGTCAAGCTGGCTCCCTTGCAACCATCCATGTTCGATAGTCCAGAATGGATGATTAGCAGTGGCGATAACTGACCCTAAGTCGGTTTGTACTTCGACCATTTCGCCTAGGTACCGTCTAGTCTTCGTTGCTACGACTTGCTTTAGCCCTTGGCGCGTCTGAACCCGCATTCCCGGCTTAACACGCTGTATCGGTAGCGGTCCATTCTCTGTCTCAATCAACGTCCAGGCGGGAAAACAGACCTTCTCATCGACCGCCGTGCGCCATTCGCCGCCCACGATCCCGGCGTCCATCTCCACGTTGGCCTGGCGCCAAGACTGCTCGTTGGCCACCTGGTAGAGTCTGGTCACTTCCGTGCTGGCTATCATCTGCGCGCGCACGGGGGACTTGAAGATCTCAGTCAGCTTGGCCGTCAGGTCGGGCAGCGGTTCGCCGCTGGCAATCCAGGCGCTGATCGTGTTCTGTACCTGCGCCTGCGTCGTCTGGGTCAAGCCGCTGATCAGCGTGTAGCCGTACTTCTGCGACCACTGGAGCACCGCCTCGTTGACCAGTTGCCAGGTGACGCCCATCTGGCCAGCCGTCGCCTTGGCCGCGTCGATGGCCGCCTTGCTCAGCGCCGGCAGCAGCTTGGCATCGATCCGCTTGCGATAGTCCTCCATCCACAGCGCATCAAATGCGCCTGTCGGGTCAAGCTCGCCATCCTCGATCTGCCGCACAACGCCGCCATCCGTGTGGGCAGCCTTCCACGCCTTCTCAATGGCCCGCTCAGCTCGCCGCCGCACGTCCTCCAGCGGATCGACCGCCTTCTGTGGCTGGCCGCCCAACCACTCCGCAAACGCCAGTTTCACCGCATCTTCGTCGGCCGCGCTGGCCAGCCCCGCGCGCACCGCAGCGGCCACATCCTCCGGCAGCACCTGGCTGGCAAACTCCCGGCCGGCGGCAGGTCGCCCCGCGCGCAGTTCGCCCAGGGCGACCTTCATCCACCGCTTCAACTCAACCCGCAAGCCTTCCAACTCAGCAGGAGAACCCGCCGGATAATTAGCCTTAACGGAAGGAACATCAGCCCCGTCCAGACCGTCCGGATCCGCCGAACCGTCCGCCAACTGCGCCTTGCGAGCCTCGCCAGCCGCTACATTCACCGGCGCGTCCGCCCCCTCCAGCGAGCCAACGCCCGGCCCTGCATCTGCCAGGCCAGCCTGGGTCAGCAATCGCACCGGCACATCGGCCAGCGGCAGCGGCAGCCGCTCCAGGCCCTGCTCCGCCCGGTTCTCGTTGACCGTCCGGTCCTGGCTGTAGATCGTATATTCCTGCACCGCCAGCGACCGGTCACGCGGCACCACCGAACGAGCATAGGCCGTCAGCCCATCCTCACCATAGAACGGCGCCAGCCCCTGCGTCCACTCCTCGGCGAAGTAGTCCAAGATCGGCTGGATCGTGTTGGTGGCAAAGGTCGACTCCAGCGCCAGCCGACTCTCGCCACTGGTGCCGCCTGAGAACAGCCCCTCCGGAACCCCGTACACCCGGTCGATCTCGACCCGGCTCAATTGGCGGCTTTCGACCATCTGCATGTCGCTCATGGTCTGCTGGATCGTCTCGATGCTCAGGTCCCCGGCGCGCGTGATGGCCGTCCGCCGCCGCCCGCCGAACTCCGCCCTGATCTCCTCTTGCGCCCGGTCGAAGTCCGAGTCCGTGATCTCCGCCGGCAGGCTAATCACAGCGGTGGGCACGGCGTTGTCAACACCGAAGAAGTCCCGGTCCCACTTCGCCCGACTGGTATCGCCCTGGACGGCCGTCAGCGCGCCCGTGAGCGGCGCCAGCCCTCGCCAGTAGTCCCATGGGTTGGCCGTGCGAAAATGGATCACATGCTCACCCGGCAGCAGCGATGCCACGCCGAAGACGGTATACTCGTAGTCGATCACCAGCCCGCCCATGCGGCTTTCCCGCAGCGTCTCAGGCAACGGCGCCATCTGGCTGGCCACCAGCGGCCACAGCTCTTGCGGCTCGCCCCGGCCTAGCTCTGGCGTGCTGACGAAGCAGTACGCGTTGCCGGATAGCAGATACCACCAGGCCAGATAGCGCAGCATGAACGATCCGCTCATCAGCCCGTTGGGGTTGGCCAGCAGCCGCGTCATGGCGTGGTCCCACTCTTCCTGCCACTTGCCGTCCACGTAGCGCGCTGCCACCGGCCTGGCCGCATCGCTGGCCACCCGGTTGGCAATCACCTGGATGTCAGAGAACACCCAGGAAGACGTGACCGCCAACTGCTGCGCCGCGTCCACGTCCATGGTCTCCGTGCCGTACTGGTCTGCCCGGCCCTGGCGCTCCATGAACGTGGCAGACAGCCGCAGCGGCTGCGTGTCCGGCTGCGCCGCCCGTTGATACCTTGCGCGCGCAAACGCCCATCGGTCGATTGTCCAGCCGCTCAGCCGGTCAATGATACTCGTCACGCCTTAGCCCTCATATTCGTGAATACCCATGAGGAAGTCCAGTGTGCCGGTGTTTTGCCCTGGACACATGCAGCGCGCCCACAGTTTGCTACCGGCCGGCGCCCGGCCAGTCTGGACATTCACAATAGCGCCGCCGCCACGGTCGGTCAGGTCAAGAGCCAGTTCGGTGTACGTTCCTGCGCTCAGCGCCGCCGCACCGCTGGCTCC